GCACCAGCTCCTGTAGCAGATGCAGCTCCAGCTGCTCCTGCAGAAGCACCAGCTCCTGTAGCAGATGCAGCTCCAGCTGCTCCTGCAGAAGCACCAGCTGAGCCAGCTGCACCAGTAGCTGATGCCCCAGCAGCAGATGCAGCACCTGCTGCAGATGCTCCAGTAGCAGATGATTCAGCAGATGCTGATGATATTATTGAAGAGCTCATCGAAGATATCGAAGAGCTTGTAGAAGACTTCGAAAACGGAGACGAATAATTATGTGCATGGCATGCGGATGCGGTAAGAAAAAGGGCGAGCCAGGATACGGCAAAGGTAAGAAGGCAGATTCTAAGAAGTCTGCTATGCCAAAGGCAGCTATGAAGAAGATGGGAAAGAAGAAATAATGTCTCATCACAACGAAGCAGCCAAGAAGAAGGCTGATAAGAAGCAAGACGCAAAGCTTGAAAAGGGCATGACCCCAAAGCAAAAAGCAGCTTTTGAAAAAGCTGATAAGAAGATGGATAAGAAGAAGCCATCTCGTAAAGAAGATGACAAGATGGATAAAGCTTTGGCCAAGAAGGTCAAAAAGAAGTAAGCGTTAGGCCCCCGAAAGGGGGCCTTTTGCTTTATCCTTAAAGTAGTTCCATGCGGGAACTAAAGCTTGACCCATGCGAAGTATGTTGCCCAACTCCTTAGGAGATTGCCATGTCTAAGTACATAGACAGACCAGATGAAGTAGCGTTTGCACAAGAGATTGCAAACCATCTTCCGTCGTCTGAGGACAAGAACAAACTGGTTGTAGGCATGGGCGCAGCGTACGTACTTGGCAAAGTGGTTAAGAATGTACGAAGCAAATAAAGAGATAGAAACCCTGGCGTCAGACGCCGCATATTATTTAATCCCAGAGCTAGAGGATAAGCTTAAGTTTGAAGCTGAAGCTAGCGGCTGGCCTACAGAGATTGCCTCGCAGCTATCACTTGGCTATGTAGAAGGCTCTCTAGTAATTCAATACCCTGACGAGCTTGAGGATACGGTTTTCGGCCTTGAGTATGGAGTAGTCGGACAACCACCTAAGTCTGTCCTTAGAAGCTTTAGCTACCGCGCGGATGCGTATATAAAAGAGATGCTAGCCAATGAGACCTTTGACCTACTGATGCAGTATGAGGATGTGTTCTAATGGGTAACCCATTTATCATTGCTGAAGACCAAGCGCTTAAATCATTGTGTCAGGGCATGACCGTATCCGATAATAAGAACGCTACTCGCCCAGTACAGGTCTGGTTCGGATACCCAGATATTGAAGTGCGCGACCAGAGCTTCCCATATGTAACTATCGACCTTATCGATATCGTTGCTACTCGTGACCGTCAGACCTCTGGCGTTATTACCGATGTTGATTACAACGGAACAATCACACCAGCCTCAGGAATTACTTACGCCTATGACACTCCTGTGGCCTATGACCTTGTCTATCAGATTACTACCCACTCGCGACACCCGCGCCATGATAGAGCTTTGATGTTTCAGCTCTTCAATAAGTTTCCAGCTAAGTTCGGAAAGCTAGCTGTCCCAAACCAACTTGGTACTGAGACAGGTTATCGCTCTATGTTCTTAGATGGATTTGTGAAAAGAGATGCTGTTGAAGGTGAGACGGGCAACCGCCGTACCTTTAGAAACATATTGTCTGTGCGTGTAGTAAGCGAGATGTCACCTACAGTGGCAAACGCTATTGCAGGCAAGGCAGTACAGACAGTGTATCTGGACAAAATTGGGACCCCACCTACTGGATACGTTTGGGCATAACACATGGCAATTCCGTCAAACCTAAAGGAGACTAACTAATGGCATATCTACGGCCTGGAGTTTACGTCCAAGAGACGCTTAACCCCACTCAACCAACAGTAGGTCCTAACTCGGATTCAGTAGCGGCTTTTGTAGGCCCTACAGACCGTGGCCCAACCGTACCTACTCTTGTAACTTCATGGAGCGCATACACAGCTTTGTATGGCACATGGAATACTGCAAACGCAAACGACCTGCCTATCGCTGTTTATCTATTCTTTGCAAACGGTGGTCGTCAGGCATACATCCGTCGTGTAGTTTACTCAGGCGATACTGTAACCCCTTCAAACAACGCTACTACAGCAGCTATTACTTTGAAGGACCGTACCTCAGGAACTGCACTAAACACACTTACCCTTAACGCTACTAACGCTGGAGCATGGGGTAACAACACAAGCGTAATCGTTACAGACTCTTCTGTTACTGGTTACTTTAACCTCTTTGTGGCTTACAACATGCCTGCTACTTACAATGAAGCATACATTGTTGAGCGCTACACAGATATTTCTATGACAACTACTGATGCTCGTTACGCACCTACAGTAATTAACGCTAGCTCTTCATACATCTTTGCAGCTGATGCAGGAGCCGCGTCTACTGGAGCAACACGTAATCCAGCTATCAGCACTGTTACTAACGGTGTACCAACCCCAACAGCTTTGGCTGGTGGAGCAAATGGTCTCCTAACATTGACTACTGCTCAGTACTCAACAGCTCTTAGCAGCTTTGATATTATCCAACAGTCTTTGATTATGAACCTTCCAGGTATCACAGACTCTACAAATATCAATAACGCTCTTACCTATGCCTCAGGCCGCGGAGATGCGTTTGTTGTTATTGACGGAGACACAAGCTCATCTGCAGCTACAGCAATCACTACAGCATCTGCTTATGGAACATCATCAACTGGTTCATATGGAGCTGTCTACTACCCTCGCATTGTGATTTCAGACCCAACAGTAACTGTAGGTTCTGCATCAAATTCAACAAAGACAGTTGCTCCTGGTGGAGCTGTTATCGGAGTCTATGCCTCTACAGATGCTTCTCGCGGAGTATTCAAGGCGCCAGCTGGGCTTCAAGCTCGTCTTGCAAATGCAGTCTCTGTTCCACCTTTGTCTAACTCAGACCTAGATAGCCTTAACTCAGCAGGTGTTCCTGTTAACGCTATTAAGTATGTTCCTGGCACAGGCATTGTAGTTATGGGCTCACGCACACTCAAGCAAGGTTATGTAGATAAGTACGTACCAGTTCGTCGTACTCTTATCTATCTTGAGAAGGCTCTCAAGGACCTCAGCCAGTTTGCAATCTTTGAGCCAAACGACCCAGCTTTGTGGCGCCGCATTAACGCAACATTCTCTACCTTCTTGACACAGTTCTGGTCACAAGGTGGTCTTGTTGGTGCAACACCTGCACAGGCTTACTTTGTTAAGTGTGATGCTACAAATAACGTACAAGCATCTATCGATAATGGTGAACTGCACATTGACATAGGCGTAGCTCTACAGCGCCCTGCTGAATTTGTAATTATCAAAATCGGTCAATTCAACGGTGGCATTACCGTTACCGTGGCGTAAAGGAGAAAATAAAAAATGGCAGATACATCGCTTAATCGGTTCTCTACTTTGGCAACCGACCCGTTACGCTCGTTTCGGTTTAACGTAGAGTTCACCGCAGTAGACAACACATTTGACACTCGTTTAACAACAGTGTCGGGTGCAGTCCCAAGCCTTACGACTGGAAGGTCAACAGGCTTCCTTGGTGGTTTTACTTCAATCTCAGGATTGAATATCACCACCCAATCAATCCAATACCGTGAGGGTGGCTACAACACCACTGTTCACCAGGTCCCTGGAATGACAACCTTCACACCTATCTCACTACAGCGTGGTGTCTTGTACGGAAACGACCAAGGCATTACTTGGATGCGCGGCATGTTTGCTGCCGTATCTGGTGACGGTATCCAAGCTGGAGCTACCAATAAGCAGGGCTTCCGCGTTAACATGAAAATCTATGTTATGGACCACCCAAACTCTCAGGCAGCTAATACGCCTCGCATGGGATTTGACGTCCGTAACGCTTGGATTACTCAGCTAGGCTATACCGACTTAAACGCTAACGATGGAGCAATCCTGTTTGAGTCAATGAGCTTGGTACATGAAGGCCTATCAGTGTTCTTCACTGAC